CGCCCCTATGCCCAAAGCACCTCAGGGTGGCGAAAGCCAACGACGAAATCACAATCAAACAGTACGTGTCAACGAGATACCGTAATCAGTCTTGAATATAGCTCTAAGAGCATCACACGTTATCACGTCACCGTGATTACTACGTGCGATCTCCGCGACCAAATACTCCAGCTGACTCGAATCGATGCGGTATCTCCTACAAAGTGCCCACATAGGCACAACTCTGTTGGAGAATCCTTCCAATTGCTGCAAGGTGTAATTCAAATGGAGACGCCGTTGTGTCTCTTCAGCCCAGTCTTTCACTATGCGCTTGTCATTGAAACGTTCGCGCAACGCATCCGTGACGATGTTCCTTCCTGTATGAACATAACCACGGACAACGCTAGCGTTCCATGACTCAGCACGCCTCTCAATATCGCCTCTCCCTGGTAAATCACCGTCACATGTACCTAGAGAACGCAATAAAACACCGAGATTCGTGAAGACTTCTAACTTGCCTTCCGCCGAAATGTAAGGGCTCGTTTTCAAAAACTGCAACTCTTCCATTTCCTTGACCTCCTCTATAGTTACCTTGTAACCTACAAATTCGGCCGACGCTGAGATAAGCTCCTTCATCTCGCTCATGGGCACCAACCTGTAATGGTACTTGATGGACAAAGCGATGAAACACATAGCAATGTTATTCAACGCAGTAGTCAACACCGTTCCCGAAAACTCGATCGGTTCTCCACCATTATCCAAGACGATCTTCTCCCGCGAATTGTGGGGATTACACAGCGTCAAGGTCTTCTCACACTGTTCTACACACTTATCCACGATTGGCGCAAATAGAGTATCTTGCACAAACCACTTCAAAGTTTCAAACACACGAATACCATTTGACGCATCACACGAACTGATATCCAGGTTCGCCCTAAATTGCCCATCTAAACAGGGTATTGACACGACACCATCATCGGAGTGATAGATGAAAGTAAAACTGTTGACTTCCCATATTTTACTATACACCTCAACCAACGTCTCATAGTTGGGTTTGAAAACAAACCTCATCCTAAAAAGACCATCACAGTACCACTCTTCAAAACAGTGCTTTATCAATTCAAGCAAAAAGCCACCAAGCAGAGATCCCTCAGTACTATAATCACCAATAAGGCGGGCCTGTTTCCCAGGTTTGGCCCACTCAGGGCACTTAACCTTTCCCTTAATGGTTCTCATATACTCATAGCCATAAACGATGCCACGCTCAACCAACTCTTTCCAGGCTTGCACACGCAATTTCAACTTGCTGTGCGGCTTCTGTGAGTCATCATATATACACTCGTGGGTCGTTTTACCAATTTTGGTAATGGCAACAATCACTAGCGAGCGAAGGCGTTCAAAGAATCTCATCTTCAAATCACCCCACTCACTGCCGTCACTCTGCATATGGCACCTCCGTGCCTGGTTCAACCTAAGGCGATCACAGTAACCGTGATCGTCCGCCACATCTGCCACTCTCTTCGAAGTTATCCTCCAAAGAGCTTTTTCCATGTTTTCAACGTAATCCTTAGCGTAGCAGACAAAACCGCCAAAGAACGTGGGCCCGAAGTGCGTCTTGTACCCCTTTACAACGACGTCCTCTTTTCTAACCTCAGTTGGGAACAACAACTTTCCTTGCCTAAAAGAGGTAACAAGGTCACGAAAAGTTTTTCCGACTCCAGCCAGCTTCACAATAATTTTAGTGTTGCTCTTACGACTCAACACTAATTTACCGTTACTTACAAAGTCCTTATGCACTTCTGCAAGCACATTATAGACTCTGTACACGCCCAACTGGAATCTCCCCGTTGTCCCAACGCATACCCCCTATACGTATTCGGGAGTCAGGACGCGCATAGCATTAGCCGTATAGCCTGTACTTTGAGAGAACTTGACATTCCGAATACATATTTGCTGGTAGGCACTCACAACACTATCATCAAGTGTGCGTACATTACCTACCCGCCCGCCCCATCTCTGATGTGCAACTGCCGAAAGCATCCTCAACGCTGTGTCGTTAATGGCGAGGCCGCCATACTCCGAATACAACTTCTCCACGACCTCAACGTAGACGTCAGCTTCGACATGACCGTTGAACTTAAACCCCCTAAGGGAATAAGCAACGGGTATGAACCACCCATATACACCAAAGGGCACGAACTTCCGATCCAAGTACGTCCCTCCAAATGGTGTCCCATCAATACGATGGATGTGTGGTTCTCTCCACAAGCAGAAATAATAAAGACGAAAGTACAGTAGTAAGCAACCAGAAACTACACCACACGCTATAGCAATCGACTCAACAATCAATGCCATCCAAGTGTAGTCCCCAAGAAGTTTGTTGTACAATGTGAAGAAGCTAACCACTGCTCCAGACACACTAAACAACAAAACGGCAAAACCCAATATAATAAGCAGTAGCCTATCAAATGACGTCCCGAACATGAAACATCTTCTGCGATGATAAGTCTCATCGTATATGGCAATTGTCGTATGACGCACTTCCAAATCACCAGCTGGCGCGTCAACATCTATCGCGACCTCCCCAACCTGAGGTACGCGTGGGGTATTCTGGCGAGCCAGGACATGCCTAGCTCTACGAGACGGCCCACGTATGCCAACGCTTTTGGCGCTGACTGTGGTCACTGTATCCATGTTGGTTACAGTAGAGACAGTCGATCGACTCATATCTAAGTCGAGACTACCTCCCGTTGAGCCCTCACTTATCGAGGGCGCAGTGGTGCTCATAATTGGCACCACCTCGCTGCCATTGGTGACAGTAACATCGTCACTGTCAACACTCCCATCATCCTGGGAGCCTACTGGTGGATCTGCGTTCTCCCCAGTGGGGATAACACCACCGCCTACACCACAAAGTGCAACCGATGAATCCACTACCGGCTCTGAGCAACCCTCAGTAGCCGGCACACTTTCGCCTTCCTCCAAACAAGGCACGACCGCAACCTCCGCAGTCTCCGAGGGTTTTGCCACCATTCGCTTTCGGTCCTTCCGACACTTCTTACAAGTTGTCGGACACACATACGCTCCTTTGAAGCTATCTTCAAGGTGACGCTGTTCTCCCTGACTAACCGTGAAACTCTTGCCACATTTGCACACAGAGTTCACTGGCCTGTAGGCCGAATTAGGCTTTGACCGCCACTTACGGTCGCCGGTGGGCTTTACGCCGTCCACATCGTCGGACTGCGTCCATTCACCGTGTGAGCCACTCAGCGAGCTGACCACTTGGTGAATATTCTTGCCCTCCCTCTCCGCAGCTCGCTTAGCGTGTCTTCTCGCTCTAGCGGGCTGCTCTACGCCTACAGGGCGTGGGATGCAAGTAACGTGGACTGGACGAGGTTTGTAAAACAGCTGACTGACGCCATAAGAATCCCACACTTTGGACGTAATGTCACAAAATGGTACTCTATCAACAGAATAAATCCAACCGGGAGGCCTGACCTTCCCATGGACTCGCTTGGCGTACGGCTCGAAACTCACCTCGTGTCCGTCAGCTATTAATTTCTTAATTGCTGCGTACTCGGGCTTTTCCGATGCCATCACCATGGCGAAATTCTGCTGAGACACCTTCACTGGATTAACAGTCAACGGCCCAGGCGGATGCGACAGGTTATATTGGATGTTACTGAGAGTCTGTGGGATGACGACGTTCGGATTTTTAATCCTATCCGCCGACACCCTCTGACTCTCATACACCCGATATACTCTGTCACTAAACCCGGACACGGTATCATGGATCCTCTCTCTAGGCGCCTTGCTAGCTGCTACACGCTCCTCATCATCCACCACCCTCACTTTTCTGTTTTTATACACACGTTTTAGCTTGCCATGAGACAACAAATGTGCGTTTTGGTCACCCATATTACAACAATTTCAGTTATAGTAGGAAATCAAATATTAGTATAAAATCATAGAAAAGTGCTCCAACTGGAGGTCACATAAAAC